TATATAAATCAAAATAAAAATAATATAATAAATATTGGAACTGGAAAAGGTATGACTGTTTTAGAGTTTTTACAAATGTATAATATAACAAATTATATTATAGTTGATAAAAGAAAATCAGATAAAGATATATCAATTTGTTGATTTTATTTGTTGTAAGTATCACCTTTCATTGTTCTTTTTAAAATATTTTTAATATCTTCTGAATCTGTTTTGTATATTTCTGCTACAGCAGCAGGAAACCAACCACATTTCATTGCAGATACTGTATATAAATTAATGTAAGGATTTATTATTTTAGAAAAACTTGATAAAGCACTATTTGATTTAATAACTGTTTTACAATTTGATAAAGCTAACATATCAATAATTGAAGCATTTGTTAAATCATCTCTATTTGGATGATTTCTTTGAATTTTATGCAAACCATAATTATTTGAATTATCAGATCTTAATTGATTATATACTATAATTTTATCAGGATATTCTAATGACATCTTATCAATAAAAGTTTGCTCATCACTACAACAATATATTTTATTAACATCATTTTTTTTTAAATAATCTTTAATTATTAATAACATTTCATCTTGAGTTATAGGATTTGCCTCTCCAGAATAGTTTTTATCAGTTCCTCTGTAATGAATCCCTACACTATTATTTGAAATATTTAAATTACTAATTTCTTTAGTGATAAAATCATTAAATATAAAATATCTATTAAAAATTTCATTTGCTTTATAAAAACTTTGAGTATTTAATGCAAAATAAGAATCAATTCTTTTTTCTATTCTGTATTTTTTTACATTTATTTTTACATTTTCATCAATTTTACATATATTTTTAGGTTTAATAAATGTTGGAATTAAATTACCATTATTAAGAGTATTAATATCAAAACTTATATTTGTATCTTTATTAATTACATTATTATTTTCCATATAATATAAAACTTCTAATAAATGAATTAAACATTGACCAAATATACCTGCTACAAAATCTTCAGGTTCTGAATATATTAACATTTTTAAAATAATTTATCTTTTCAGTTGATGTAATTAAACATATTAATTAATTTTTATATAATTTACCAATAACACCCACCTTCAACATTTTTTCTATTGGGTAATAATTCATCACCAGATGGTTGAATAAAATTAGTATTATTTTCTTTAATATGCTGTTTAATATTATCTCTATTAATCCATCTATTACCCATAACACCAAAATACAATTGTAGTTTTCCACCTACATAAATAGCGGATTTATTCATTTTTTTTTTTATAAAATTACATAATAATAAACCATAACCACCACAAGCTATTAAAGCTATATCAAAATCAAGTTTGTCAATATCATTACACATTATTTCAAAAGTTTCTAACCAATTATCGTGAATGTAATTATTACCATGCGTTTGAAAAGTTTTATAAAATATAAATTCTTGATCATCTAAAAACAATTTTTTATCTTTAAATAATTGGAAATTATTATTTAATTGATGTTTCATGGAATCTATAAATGGATTAATTATCAATACTTTTTTATGATTTAAATAGTGTGTCCATGGAATTTCATTATTGCAAAAATGTAATGGATCTAATATATTATAATTAAGTTTTTTTATATTATATTTTTGACAATAATAATTTTGAATATTATCTATATCTGTATTTTCAAAACAAACTAATGCATTTGAATTTTGTATTGAATTATTTAATTCAGCAAAATACTTTTCAAATATTTGAATATCATTATTTTTTGAATAAATTCCACAAATTCTTAATGTATTATTTAAATTATGTACATTATTTAAAGTATTCTTAATATAATAATTATAACACAAATGAGTTTCTGGACCCCATCCAAATCTTGATATAATAAAAGGTATATCTGATAAAATCATTTGGATTATTTCATTATTTGAATCATCTAAATTCATTTAATGAAATTTAATATTATTTTTTTATATAAAAAAGTAAATATAATACAATTATAAATGCAAAAACATCCTGCTTGTGTTGTAACAAGACATGGATGGGTTGATATTGATAATGAGAATTTTACAATAATAAATTGTGTTATGGAAAAAATACATATTGATATATTTGAATCTAATTTTTATAAAGAAAAAGAAAGACATTTTTGGCCTAAAATTCAAAGAATATATGATTATAAAAGTAACTATGGTGAAGCATTAGCTTATTATAAAACAGATTTTATACATCATATTATTAGATATCCTGAATTTACATCTTTACAATTTAAAGAAGCATTACTTTTTGTATGTAATGTATGCAAATATTGTGAAAAACACAATTTATGGTTAAGAACACATTTATGGAATGTAACTTATTACAAAGGAAATCCTTATATAATTGATATTAGGGATTTTGAAAAATACAACGGACAATCATGGAAATGTATATTTATGGGTCATTTAAATAAAACACTTTCACATCATTGTCCAATAAATGCATCTTGTTTTATAGAAAATTATAATGATATTTACGATAATTTAACTAAATGTAAAGATAATTTAGTAGAAATAGAAAAAATATTAAAATTAATAAAACCTGTAGAAATTAAAAATGACAAATGGTCGTCATACCATCATACAAGAACTGAATTTTTGTATTCTAATAATACTTTAAATGATAAAGTTATTGAGAGTATAAAAAATTATGAAGGTGGTAATGATAATAATAATAAAAGCTTTAATCTATTTAAATTATTAGATATTATAAAACCTACAACAGTAATAGAAATAGGTTGTAACAATGGTTTATATATTTTTGGATGTTCAAAAAATTGTCCATCAATTGGAATTGATTATGGGATAGAAACAATAAATGAAGCAAATAAATTAAATAGTAAGTTTAAATCTGAATCTAACTTTATATGTTTAGATATATTAGATAATAACAAAATGAATAAAAATTATGGACCAAATGATGTATATGGAACCGCATATGATAGATTTAAAAGTCATACTTTAATAGCACCTGCTATTATACATCATTTATATCAACAATGTAAATCCACTAACAAAATTATTGAAATTTTCTCAAAACTTGCTAAAAACTATATGGTTATTGAACAAATTCCAAATACTGTTCCTGAAATTGAACTTAAAAACTCTTTAGAACAATATAATTGGAAAGTTATAAATATATTAGATTCAACACCTTTACCTAGAAAATGGTTATTATGTGAATTAATAGTATAAACTTATTTAATGCTAATATTCTGTATATTCCTTAACTTCTAAAATATTAGAATTAAAAAATATATTAATTTTATTTTTAATTTCAGAACGTTTATCATTCCAAATATACACATTTCTTGCTAATTCAATAAATTCATCATCAAATATTGTATCTTTTTCTTTTTGTCTTTTTTGATTTTCAATATCCCAGAGTTTTTCATTTATTAATTTTAATTGATTTAGTAAATCATTATTATCATATTTTTCTTTTATAGATTTCAATACATTTAATTCTTTATAAATATGATTTAGTTTTATTGAATCTTTTATTTTTTCACTTTTTATAAGTAATATAGAATATTTATCAAATAATTCACCAATTGATATATTAATTGATACAGACATTATTAATTAAATAAATTTAATTGTTTATACGAATTATTTCTATTAATAATTTGTATTTTTTCAGTTTTTAATTTCTTATTTATTACTAATGGCATAATTAAACAAGAAAAACAAGAATCGATTACATAAATTTCATTAGAATTTACTATAGTATCATAATAATCAATAAAATCTTTATAAATAAAATATTCACATAAATTATATTTTTCGGTATTTTTTTTATATAAATTTTTATCATTACATATTATAATTGTATTATCATTATCTAAATATTTATTTAGTAAATTTGAAATATTTAATTTTTTATTATCAGATGATGTTAATTGAATAAAAATTATATAATATTTTGAAATTAAATTATATAATTTTATTGATTTTTCATTACTAATAAAAGGAAAAAAATCACAACAAATATCAATTGATAATCCAATGTCATTATAAAAAATAGATATCATATTATATATATAATTACTAACATTGTATCCTTTTATTTTATTTAAATTGTTATTTATATATTTTGGTATATCAATTGATATACGTGTATATTGTTTCAAATAATTAAAACATCCACCAGAAATTAAGATATCATTTGATGTATTATTAAAATAATTTACAATTTTATTTTTAGTTTCTTTAAATTCTAAATTATTATCTATAGTTATAAAATTTATATTTTGATTTTGAACAAATGTTTTTAAATGTTTTAAATTTTTATCTTTACATATTAAATTTATTTCATTATAAAATTGTGTTAAATAAATAATTCCACCACTCATCGCAATTAAATCTCCAATTCCTTGATGACATACTACAACAGCATTTTTCATAGTTATTTTTAAAATAACTATGATTTTTTATATAATATTCCAAGGTTAGATAAAGCAACATCACAATATATTACACCACTATTTTTATTGTTAAATAAAATTTCTCTTAATATTAATCCATCTTCCCCTTGTATAAATTCTTCATTATACTTATATATAATTTTGTTTTTGATAATTGAATGACCATGTGCAATTTTATATGGTAAACATGGTTTCAAATATGTTAATCCTGTGTTGTTTTTATAAAAATTTTTATCAAAATTAATAAATTTATGATCTGGAAAAGTTTTTTCATAAATTGTTTTAGAATCTATTATATTAAATTTGTTATACTTAATATCTGATATATTTAAATTTCTATATTCATAATTATGAATTACAGAATCACAATTATATTCTTTTAAAATATCGTAAATGATTTGAAATCTATTTAAATGATATGAATCATCAGCATCCATAAAAGTTATATATTTACCGTTTGCTATACTCCAACCTCTATTTCTATTCATTGATGCATTACATTTTGTATTAACATTACTTATAATTATTTTATTATGTGATATTATATTAGATTTAAATAATTCTGAATCATTTACTTCACTACAAGCTATTATAATTTCACCAACTAATTCCGTAAAATTTTTAGAATCTATTATATTATGTAGAATATTTTTTAAAAATTTAAAATGAGGTGGATATATTGGAATTACAACAGAAAAAAACATATTGATATAAAATTATCAATTACTTTTTATATTATTATTACTTATAATTATATTCAAACAATATTTTCATTATTTTAGCATCATTGAATCTATTTTTTGATTTAAGGCGTATATGATATGCATTATATTTTTTTAAAACATTTAAATCAATTTTATTTAATAAATTATCATAATTATTATGTTCACTAATATCTTGACGAAATGTAATTGAATCATTATAAAATTTATTAAATAATAAATTTCCAATTGCTACATCGTCAATTATATTATACTGTAATTTATTTTTATTTTTGATTAAATATAATAAAACATCTTTAGAAAGCCAAAATGCAGCTCCTGATGCAAATTTATTACCATTACGACCTGTATATATATTTTTTTCTTTTAAATTATTACTTAATTTTAATATTTTGTCACTTCTTAAAAAACTAGACAAATTTGTTCTTATTATATGTTTAAAATTAAAATTATTATAAATATATTCAAACGCAAATATAGTTTTTTTTAATATTTGCGGAATATAACCTTCCCCCGTATTTGCTATTATAATATCATCCGAATCTATTTGAATGTTTTTAAGTTGTTGACCAAATAATAAAAATATTTTTATTGATAATTTATGTTTTTTAATATAATTTATAAATGGTATCCAATAATTTTTCATCATTTCACAATAATAATCATTTGTATCATTTGCAATAACAACTAATATAACTTGATAGTAAGTTTTATTGTAAGTTTTATTAAAAGAATTTAGTTTTATTAATAAATTGTCCAAATTTTGATTACTTTGATTCATTTTATTATAAAATATAAAATATAAATAATAAATTTAATATTTTATATAATAAATAATGATAATTGATTGTTTTATTTTTTACAATGAAATAGACTTGCTTAAATTTAGATTGGAATATTTATATAATGTTGTTGATTACTTTGTTTTAGTTGAATCAACAACTACATTTGCTGGAAACAAAAAAATATTATATTTTGATGAAAATAAATCTTTATTTAATAAATATGTTGATAAAATCATACATATCATTGATAATAAAGAAATTAATGTTTCAAATCCTTGGTTGAGAGAATACAAACAACGAAATTCAATTACTTTAGGTTTGCAAAAACTTAATTTAACTAGAAATGATATAATATTAATTTCAGATGTTGATGAAATACCAAATAAAAAAACTTTACTTGAACAATCAAATTATATATCTAATACAAACAAAATATTGTCATTAGAACAAGATTTGTATTATTATAATTTAACAAATAAAAGCAAA